CACTTTGTCATGAGAATGTAAAATGTGTCAAATATAGAAAATGTTCACATTTCGTTTGTCTCAGGTGTTTCAATAACAATAGGAAATGTTCTATACCTAAGTGCGGTGAATAATCGTATTTAGTAACAAAATGACTGAGGAAGATAATCAAGCCCTGTTGGCACTCTATGAACTTGAAGCTCATGTGTGTCCACACCTCGATAACATCAGTCAAACGGACCCGGCTGTTCGGTATTGCATGGAACAGGCGAAGTTTCATTTGAAAACGGCCCACGAACTCCTGGAAGCAGCTGTGTTAGGTCCACAGACGCGATACGATGATGATCTCGTATTTTATCAAAGGCTTTCGCGAGTTCTCCCGCTGATGGTCCTAATGCAAGTTTCCGAACCTCAACCTCCCGACCAGGTTGAAGAGGAAAATTTACCAGATACGCCGTCCTCAGTCCTGTCAAGTCAAGATATTTTCGAGCCTGTTGATCCATCCCATCAGTGAGAGTCTTGATCGCCTTGAGTTCTAGTATCACAGTATTGTCTATGATAATATCAGCTCGTAACTGTCCGACAACATGACCCCTAAACCTAACCAGAATATGACGCTCAGATTCATATGGAATACCTTTCTCTCTCAGTATAACCTCAACCGCGTTGTGGTACACTCTCTCACTGTAGCCAGGACCCAATTCAGAATAGACTTCTTTCACAATTTTCTCTATATCCCACTTCATTTATAAAGAATGTTTAATTTTCTCTATATATGTTAAGATGGCTCCCACACCCATGAACATAAACAACGGGCCGAACAGGACCAAAAATGGTACAAAGAAACGCCGAGCCAATAACAGTAACAGCGACAACAACCAGGCAAGGGCGTACAGAAAGCGAGAGATTAACTTACCAAATCTGAATGTAGGTGGGAGTGGTATGGGGTGTGGATATGCTGGCATTCCACGGTACATGAAAAGGGCGAAGGAACGATTTGATAATGCGTATGTTGTGTCTGCCTTTTTAGACTACACCATAGCCACGAATCAATACGGTATAGTGAAAAACATAAACACTATCGTCAAACGCCATGGTGTACCCAACACATCTTCTAGGATTACCACATCTAATCAAGTATACTTTTTCATGGTAGGTTTAAGGAACGTAGACAACGCACACGCCGTCAGTGTCTTGGTTGATCCCGGCGTTTACGCGCAAAATTTTAGAATATGGGTCTTTGACCCTCATGGTGAAGCATCGAGAGATTCTATATGGGGTAGAACCATGCGTCAGAAAGTGGTACCACTCATCAAACAGTTGTGGGGAGTCACGAATGCCAATAATAGAATGACCAAATATTATAACGGTCCAAACTTGCAAGCCAATAATAATCGAGGTGTGTGCACTACATTCTACGTGACGTTCATGGATTACATTCAAGCACTCGTGGCTGGTGAAAATATAAACGGAATAACTCGTTTTGCCGCACAGAATTCCACAGTGAGGAGAAAACTCTTCTTGGACTTCCCTCCAAATATACAGGGTTTAGTTACAGTTAAAAACAAAACCCGATAAATTCTCAGTGTATAACAGGTAGTGTCAATGAAATTTAGAATAATGCGCCCAAATATGGCAATAAGAAAGAAGAGAATAAAACTTTCTCGTGAAGTAGTTCATGATTTGAAAGAAGTGAGTAAGTTATCTTGTGTCAAACAATGGGAATTTGCTGGTAATATTAAATACAAAAATTTCAAGTTTAGTAAACCAAATATCGTCACATCAAAAAAACGAAATCGGGTCGAAGGTCCTGAAATCGATAGAGTTTGGTATTCTGAAATGTCATTTCACACACATCCCGGTATTGGTCACCATGACGAGACTATATGTCAGAATACACCGGTGTTCACAACCCTTCCCAGTGATGCAGATTTCGGAGCATTTATCAAAGGGTTCCCTGAAATGCAAGTCAATATAATTTGTGATTCACATGGATACTATGTTATTAATATCCTTAAATCGGCGTACATGAGGGCATCACCTTTACCTGAGGCTGTACATGAATACATGAGAAAGGTACGCAGTAAACCATTCATGCGTATTTGTGTATTTTCAGATAATGGAATTGAATATTTTCAAACCACTATAAAAAATTGGAAAAGAGAAATTAACGACTATGTTGATCCAGAAATGATGAAACTTTTTGGAGTATCAATTCGCTATTATGGATATGATGATGAACCACCAATTGTTACCGTCTATCGGGATATAGACGTAGTATAGCGTCTTCTAATTCATCCACTTCATACCAGGCCCAATAACATTCAGATGAATTCTTATCTATTTCACACATCTCCTGTGCTTCTTTTATCGCTTCTGTGAAGCGTAAACGAAGTCTCAGATTCTCCTTGATTGGTCTCACCTCTGCGATACTTGGTCGTTGGTAGATAGATTCAAGGACATTCTTACGAGTCTTTGCTAGTTTTATTTTGTACAGACTATTTTCAGAAAAGGTAGCTACACATTTCATACTTTATCAAGGTATTAAAGTTTTAAGTTGATAATAAAACATAAGATGTCCTCTTACAGCGTTGAACCTTGTAACTTCAAGTACCGTGTATCCTCTCTCGAGAAGGTTGTCGATGGCGATACCATTGATGTGAACATCGACTTAGGTTTTGATGTATGCACAAAGCAGCGCGTTCGCCTACTCGGTATTGATACCCCCGAGTCTCGTACATCTGACAAGGAGGAGAAGGTCTTTGGTCTTCTCTCGAAGAAAAAGCTCAAGGAGTGGTGTCTCAAGGCTGTTGCATCTGAGAAGGATGACGTGGAGATCGAGCTCAGATGCCCAGAGGCTGATTCTAGGGGTAAGTTTGGTCGCGTACTCGCAGAGGTTTGGGTTTCAGAGGATGGTGTATGGACCAATGTGAACAAGTGGATGTGTGATGAGGGTTATGCGGTACCCTACGCGGCACAGAATAAGTCTTTAGTCGAAGGGCTTCACCTAGAAAATCGTAAGAAACTTATCGAACGTGGTGAAGTTCAGATGTAAAAAAATATAAGTATATATAAATAATGAAGATCGATTGGAGGTTTGTTTTGGTTTTGGTTGCTGCACTCATAACCATCATCGCCCTCAAAACCCAGACGGAAAACCTAGATGGTGATGTCGAGGAGACCGAGGAGACCGAGGAGACCGAGAAGTCTGAGGAGACCGAGAAGTCTGAGGAGACCAAGGAACCCGAACCCACTTACCCAGACGTTTCGGGTTTTGTAGCTGATATTAGTAACGTTAATGGTAAGATCAAATTCATGGATATCGCAATGATTGAGGGTGTGTTAGATAACATTAATGTAACGACTGACCCCAAATCGTTTGGATACTGTTCCAAGAATTGTAATCAGGAAACCTTCACTGACCCGGATAGGAAAGATGAACAGGATAAGTGTAAAACGGATTGTGATAACTATATCACCGGTGTATGTAAAACTCGCTGCGCAATCGAACCCGGGGCACCTGAGTGTGACACTATATGTGCGAGTTACTTAGAATAAATACGGGTATTGCCTGACCCATAAATTACAAACCCATTTTTCACCAGACTTTACAGGTAACCCACCATGTAAAGCCTTGGATGTCATACACTCCCATTTATTGAGTGTGTCAAAAAATAAAGCATCCCCAGCATTCAATTTATATGATTTATTTAGATTGGGAAAATGTGTCTCTCCACCATCGTAGTCATCGTTAAGAGCTAAAATGAACGTGTGTATTCGTCTATTCTTATCACTCATGAAACAATCCTGGTGGTATTTGTAATGACCATCTTTTTCGTATTTGAGAACTTGTAACTTCTCAAAGTTCATTACACGTGTATTAGTGTACTTTAGACACCTTTGAATGATACTATTTACTACCAGATCATTTTTCGAAAGCCACGCTGTTTTACTTTTCCTAATACTCTCATTAACAATTTTACCGGATGTTATTTTGGAATCCTCTAGTTTATCTTCAGCGTGTGTCATTATATAGTATCGTTCCTTCTCAGAGAGAAACCCTTTTATAACCTGTGGATTTCTATAAAACATCGATCCGTCTCGGTGTAGCTGAATTATACCTAGATCTTATTATTTGAAATATATCGTTGGAATACTCCAAAATTAATTCCATGTGTTTTATTATTTCATCGTGTTTATTTGGTTCAATGATATACTGCCTGAGAAGATCACCACACGTATGAGAGATGAGTTCAATTGTATGATACACTTCTTTTGATTTATCGAGAAACTTTTCTTGTCGCTGTAGAAATGTTTTGAACTGTTCTTCAGATAAATCATTTAACATATAATAAATTCGCATAGATATGTTATCGATTGGTTCTATATTCAAAAATAAAAGCTCACGCTCTAATTGATTCACTAACATCATATACTGAAGCATTTCATTTGATGCGTTATTTTCCCTCAGTTCTCGAAAGGTTGGTACCCCGCCACATGGAATATCACCGTGTTCACGG